ATTTGGACCGGCACATCGGGCTGCACGAGATCCGGGCCCGGCGTGTACGTGTCGACCAGGCCGATGATGGACGACGACGGCACGGCGATTGGGCGCGGGCCGGTGTCGACAATCGTGGTGGTGATGCCGTGGAAGAAAGAAGATGCCATGCGGCTCCTCGATGGGATGTAGAAATGAAAAAGCCCCGCTTGGTGGCGGGGTTCGTTTGGGTGTGCAGTCAGGGGCCCTTACGGCAGGCCGGCGGCGTCGCCTCAGTTGTCGATATCGATCTCGATGGGATACCGGCCATCGCGCGGGACGTGAGCGTGTTGCGTGTGGATGACCTTGCCGGCGCTGTACACCGTGACGGTGTAGGTGCCCTCTGCGATCTCCACTTCCTTGCCGAAATCGACGCCGTTATGGCCCCACCGCGCCGTACCGACCGTGACGGCCGGCCCGACGAGATTCTCTTTGTTGTGCCCCACAAGGGTGACGACGACTTTTGCCATGATTGCTCCTCAACAGTTGAACGTGTGACGGGTGGTCATGGGCGCCTATGCGTAGCAGGTGCGCCGACGACTCTCGTTACGGTAGGGAGCGGCGCGTCGGTTTCCTATGGGGCATGCGTCACGTGCCTGAGGTCTGGGCCTCGGTGCCTTCGGTGTTCAAGGGCGCCCGATCCGACAGCGCATCCGGGATATCCGGCCAGGTGAAGTCGGCAGGGAACCCGGGCTGGTCGGGCACCTCGCGCAGTGCCTGCCGGTACTTGCCAACCTGTTGCGCCTTGCTGGCGTCGCCGGTGTCCATGGCCTTGTAGAACATGGCGTCGGCTGCCATGAGGCGGCGGTCGCGCTCTTCGCGGGCACGCTGGCCCAACACGTGAAGTCGTGCCGCTTCGCCGTACTGTTCAATCAGCGCAGTAACCTCTTCGTCGGTGGGCTGGCCGTCTGCGTGCCACGCGATGATGCGCGCGGCTTCGGTCTGCTGGCCGGTGTCGGGGCACATGCTCTGGCCGACCCAAAAATCGACGCCGTGAACGAGATCGGGGTACTTCTGCTGCAGGCAGAAGATCAGTTCATCATGGGTGAGCATTGGCTGTGTCCTTATTGGTTGCGCAGTTGGACTGCGCGAAGGTAGTGCGTGTAGAAGCCGTTGCGTAGGCCGACGAGGACGTAAGGCGCAGGCAGGTCGGCTTGACCGGAGCTTGACCCGGTAGAGACGCCACCAAACTCAGTGATGTCGGTGTTCCATTGGCATACCGCGCCCGAGTTGGCTTTGCCACCGCTCAGTCCCGTTAGGTACGTGGAAAGCCACTGCCCAGCCCACGACATGTAGACGTTGCCGTTGCTGGCAAGGATGCCGCCACCGTTGCCAGCGTGTATGTCGCCTTGAGCGACCAGGGTGCCGCTGCCGCCGAAAGTGAAAGCGTTGACGCGGCCTCCGACGTGCATGGAGATATAGGGAACAGTTGCATCGCTACCGCCTGCATAGCAGTCAATCGCCGCAAGGTGGCGCGCGCCCCACTGTGTCCAGCGAATGCCCATGTAGGCCGCTTCGTTCCACGGGCAATCGATCTGAAGCGCCGGCGTCCGGTTGGCGTTCCACTCCGTGAATGCGCCGCCGATGGAATCCGTGCCGTTGGACGAGACCGTCAGCGCGGACCTGCCGTAACCGACACCAAAATAGAGACCCTTGTTGGCCACCAAGCCCCCGCCGTCCGTCGTAAGGGGATTTGGCAGGTTGGCCGTATCCCACGGAGTTGCGCCCTCGAAGAGCGGGCGCACCGCGAAGCCGAAACGGCCGGTCGTGTAGTTGATATAGAACGGCTGGTTCCGATTGCTTCCGTCGGCGTTGTAGCCGTTGAGGACGAGGTTGCCGGTGGGGGCAACCATGAACATGCGCCAGATGACGGTATCGCCGCCGAACTCGAGGAACCCTCGTCCGTCGTTGTTGTAGGCCGGTAGATTGATCCCACCGCGCGTCTTGAACAGATCGGCCAGGACACCGGCTGGGGTGGACATGTTGCCGTTCCCATCGATTGCGCACACACGTACATACGTTGAGAAATCACCCTTGGCGGCCGTATTGCGGTCGATGATGAGGCTCCCGTTGCTGGGGACCACACGAAAGCGACCTATCGTGATGGGTTGGGCCGTGTCAGTGAAAAGCAGCTCGTTCGATGGGCCGCTGATGTCAACGATGCCAGTGACCACGCCACCCGAGCGCGGCAACGCATCGGCTGCAATCTCTTGGACCTCATCGACATGCCGGGAGAGCGCCGCGACCGATTCCTTGGTTGCGTAGCGCTTGTCCGCATCACCTGTCACGGCCATGCGAACGGCTGTGACCTGCTCGTCGACATACTCGCGCGTTGCCACGACGACGGCTGGATCGATCTTCAGAACGATATTGCCGGCCGCCTTGTGGATCAACATCATGCGGAAAAACTGTCCGCGTCCGGAGCCCTCTGCGAGCACCGGCTTGTAACTGGGCGGCACGTTGGCAACCGCGAACAGGTCGCCGTCTTCGTCGTACAGGCCAAGCTCACGCGACCACCATCCGCCCACCTCTTCGGGCAGGTAGACCTCGGCAATCACGATGCTTGCGTTCTTCTCATCGCGAACGAGGCGGTTTAACGGCCGGCGCAGGCGTTCGCGCACCAGGGCGCGTTGTACGGCGCTGGGCATCACATCCGCGTCCGAACCGCCGTCGATACCGCCATCACCCACGGCCATCTCTGTGAGCGGGACCATCGTATTGGAGAGCAGCGCGCGAGCCATCTTGGCTTCGCCCGTCTCCGTCAAAGTCGCAAAGTACTTAGCCATTCGATACCGTAGTGATTTCAACAACGTGGGCGGCCACCGCCGAGTGGGTGGGGCCTTCTGTGGTAACAACCTCGGGCATGTACGGGTACACAGTTACCGTGTCGCCATCGACGCAGGCGGCATGTGCGCCTACGTATCCGGCAATCTCGGCACTGACTGTCAGGCCAGTGAGGTGCCGCGAGAGCGGCCGAACGTCGTCAACGATCTGCTCGATCTCTTCGTAGGTCGCCTCTGTGACGCCCGTGCTTTCGATGCCGACGTCGAGTGAGAACGTGCCCCGCTGCCCTGCTGGCTGCGTCTGCCACCACTCTTGAATCGTCAGCCGATAGCCCAACGGTTCAAGTGCACGCCGCAACGCACCAGCTGTGCCCTTTCGCTGGTGCACGGCAAACGCGTCTCGCACGACGCGGCGCTTGACGTCTTCGGGCCAGTTGGCATTCCAGCGGTCGACCGAGCGAGCGCTTGCCAGGTAGGGCAGCAGCCGTACGGGGCACGTGTCCGCATCCCACAACTGATTCAGCGGGACAGGCGTGTCGAGCAGCGTGAGGATGGTCTGCGCCAGCGCCCGTTCCAGGGGCGTTGCATTTGCGGGCAGCAGCGTTTTGTCACTCATCCGCGCCCCCGACAACCACGTCAATGCCCGCGCAGTAAGACGCCTCTGTTAGGTCGACGATGATGTCTTCGGCGGGCTCGGGAACCTCCACGCGCTGGACACCCGCCACGTGTGCGGCCGCAAAGATGGCGGAGCGGCGCACGTCGCGGCCGATGCGGCGCTGTTCCTTTGCATAGGCGTTGAGGCGCTCCCATGCCGCGGCCACCATCGGCTCAGCCTCTGGGCCCGGGTAGTGGTACAGAACGACGCGCAGCCGGTATGGAATGATGCGCGCGGCCTGCACCGTCAGCCGGTCGGCCAGCGGGCGGACGTCTTCATCGCTGAGCGCCTGCCGCACGCGCTCGATAAGCTCGCCTGAGGCGGTGCCGTCGCCTTCGTTGCTAAGCACCGACACGAT